GCCTGTACAGGTGCGACCTCTGGAGCTGCTACCGGTTCAACGGCAGGAGCTACTGGTTCGGTAGTGTTGTCCATCTTGTCTCCTTCATTTGGGTTTGTTGTCTCTGTAACTGTTTCAGTTTCAGAATCCTCTGATGCGGCAACTTCTTGCACGCGAGCTGATCGCACAGCTGGCTCTGTTACAAGCGCGACAGCTGTGAGCTGCCCATTGAGCACCTTCATGGTGCCATCCTTTTGCATTTCGTAATTGTCCACGGCCAGCTCAATTGAGAATCCATCCCGTAGGCCTTCCATGGCCTCTGTCAATGCATCTGTGCCAGCTGTGGTGTTGGCGATTTTAAATGTGGCCGTCATTTCCTTATCGTTCACACTCATGGCGATACTTTTCCCAATCCTGCGAGTATTGTCATGCTCAAGGTTAAGAAAAACATCCTGTGGCTGAATTGATCCACGAGCAAAAACAACTTTGCCGGTTGATGCATTTGCGTGCTCATTGAAAGCAACAATGCGACCGCTAATTGTGCGTGCATCTGAATCGGCTGCCGTAATTTGCATTGGTGTTGTTAGCTTCATGAGATCATGTCCTCCATTTGTCGAATTTCCTCAGTAGTAATTGCACCGATTTCAAACAAAATCTTGTAAATCTCTGCACGCTCTTTTTCTGATCCGCGCAAATACGCCTTGAGATCAAATTCAACGCGCTGTGTTGACGGCGTAAAATCTGGCATTGAAAGTCTTGAAGATATGCTGTTCATCAGCGGGAGCAGCGAGAAATCCAAAAGAGTTTGACGCGCCGTTTGGGCGTTTGCATAGGTCATGGATGATCCAGTCGGCGCATCAATAAAGTAGGCCGGAATACCCACGGCACGAGCTAATTCGGTTGCAATGATTTCGCGTGCAGCATTGAGGCCGATTTGCTCTGGAGAAAATCCAACTGTTGTCAATTCAACATCAGCATTGAGAAACGCTGTGCCGCGATTTCTACGAGCTGCGCCCCATGCATCCAAAAGCTTTGCAATTCGATCAGCTGGTAACGCGGTGCCATTTGATTTCAAAACCATCGATGGCACAGGCTCTTTTGCGTACATCGCAGCTGCTCTTTCAAGCTCTGCACCAGCACGAATTGTGCGACCAGCGCGATTCAACAAACCTTCATCATTGCCGTAAAACACAACAAGTGATCCGACACCAGACATTGGCACACGCGATCCATCGACTGTGTAATACTCAATTTGAGTGCCGATTGAGTTTAAGAAAACGCCAACACGATTGGGAGCAACGCGCCACATTTGGCGCACTCGGCCTGTATCGGCAAACAAATCAATGACTTGAAAATACGAAAATCCTGTGAATAGCAAATCCTCACAAGCCCACACCCATGATGCGGCTCCCGGTACTCGCTTATCCGGATCAGAAATCACAACAGGTTGATCAATGATTGCACCGGTATCTTTATCGCGTGTGATCAAAGGAATTGTGGCAATCGAATTGCAAATCATGTTTCGTGCGCGAGCAATTGCTGGCACGCTCATGGCTTCCTCGCGGCTTACGATGTAATCAGCTCCACCAAATGGGAAAAATGCATCCAGCGTTGGAGCTGGCCCAATTTGTGCAGCTACATCAGCACCGCGCTGAATCGCGACAGTTTCAATGGTGCGCTTTCGATCAAATAATCCCATGGGCGCATTTTCTCAAAATGTCAAGCATCAACCCACTAAAATGTCGATTTCGGTTTCTGGGCGTGTCGCAAAGTGTGTTGCGAGTGCGGCTGCTACGGCTGCACAAACAGCTGTGCCGCTGGCACGCCTTCCGATAACCCATCCACCATCACCACGGCGCAATTGCACAGCTGAGAGAATTTGCTCTGTCAGCGATGATTGGTTTCGGTGTTTTAACCGACCCGAATTGATTGCACCCAAAAGCTCATCACAAGCTTGAGGATAATCGCTGTCCATGTCATGGATTGGGATACCAGCCGGCTGCATACGCGCTGCAACAGCTCCAGATGTGCGCCGTGAGTACAACAAATACTCAATTGGGTATTTGCGGCAATACGAGGCAGCATCGTTGGCAATTGCCCGATCATCAAGCTGGATTGTGTTTTCCCATGTATGCAATAGCTTTACCACAAAACTTTCATTTTCAAGCTTTTGCGCTGCAACCAATGCCGCGTGTTTTCTGTCTGGTGAAATGTCGATCGCCATCCATGTGAGCTTGTCCTCATCGAGGTCAATAGTTTCATCGCCACACTCTTGCCACTCTTTGGCACCCACAACGCTTGAGATTGTCTGAACCCATCGATTCAAAACCTCTGTCATTACGACATCGGGAGGATCATTGAAAACGGCTCGGATGTTGTCCGGGTGAATTGTGATGCCAAGGCCGGGATTGGCAAAAGCTGCATTTTCGAGCGAAATCTCATCGGTTGGAGCCGACCACTCAAAATAGCCCACATCATCGGCTGCGCCACTAGCTGCGGCCAATCCTCTTTCACGCAAAAGATTCAAAACGACTGAGTGAGAATCACCAGCTGAGGAAAAGCAATTGACCTGTGGATTTTTTGCAGCCATCAAGGTGTAGCGCATAGCGGCAAAGGTTTCCATGTCGTGTAGCTCTCGGATTTCATCCATGTGGATAGTTTCGGGTTTTGACAATCCACGAGCTGCCGATCCTCCGGCTTTGATGATGAATCGATTGCCGGTGACTGTCTGGATTTCCTCGGCACCATGTTGCCAGCGGATGCGCTTGACCTGATTGGCCAAATCCGCATTTTCCTCAATGATCTGCACAATCGCCCGAAATTGCTCAAGCGATGTCACTAATCTGTGAGCTGTCGAAACTTGAAGCGACTCATCCCAATGAAACAAGCCCATAAGTATCCGGGCCATCATGTAAGTGCTCTTGCCATTTTGTCTCGCCACAGTCGCGACCGAAATTGGGTGGTGGTAGCGGCCATCCGGTTTCATCTTGAGCGAGTGTTCGGCCAACCACTTTTGCCACGGCATAAAGCCATCGGGAAAGATTTGATCAGCGAAATCGATCAATTCAAAGCCGCGTGATGGCAAATCATTGAGCGGTGAGTGGATTCGTGGAGCTGTTACCGGCGAAAAAACCGATGTGGGCCGATCTGAGACGATTTCAACCGATGGTGTATCAATCATGACTTGAACCGGCCTGATCATGACTTATCGAGTTGTTTTGGGGTATAAACAGGCCATGGAGAGTCGGGGGTGTCTTAGCCGCCTCAAAAAAACGACCACCTTTGACCAAATTGCATTTTTGACATAATTGCCTCAAATTCCATAATTCATCGCTCCCGTTCAATCGCTTTGGAATTACATGATCAATATGCATTTGGCCTTCCGTTTGACCGCATATCTGGCAACAACCATCACGCTTAAGCACCATCTCTCTGATCTTACGCCACCGCGCTGTGCTACCACCTTTCCAATTGCGTGACATCAATGCCACCCACGCTTCTGCCAATGTTCATAGGCTTTGCAGCTTGAGCCTTGGTATCTGTGATCTATATAGCGGAGGCTCCAGTCAATCATGCGAAAGCCATCAAGGTTTCTGTACTTTGGATTACGCATCTGGCCTAAACCAAAGTGCGATCCGTTGATTGCATTAACACGCCAATTGCTTTCCTTTGTTATCAGTTTGTCAAAGCATTTGAATTCTTGCCAATTAACAATCCTTGAATGTGCATATAACTTTAGATAATCAATCGATGGTTTAACTTCTTTTGTTGCGTTAGCCGGTGTTGTGCCAACAAGACATAGCACGGCCAAAACCATCAAACATCGGCTGCGAGCTATCCGGCTCACCGGCTCGCTACCTCGTGTAGATGGTATATGCGTTGTCAAATACCGAGCGTAATCTTGGGCGATTCCAACAGGTTTCGCACACCTGTGGACAAAGCCTGTGGATAACTTATTCACAATGACATTTCGTCAATCCGAGCATCATCAACGATCTTGATTCCAAATGTGCCACAGCTCATGCATTGTGCAAACCATTCATGCTCTGTTAATTCTGCACCTTTCTTGAGTCCATGGCGTTGCTTTGGCTTTCCGTAAA